TTAGACACACATAATCAAGGTTGAATGGATTTGGTTCGCACAATGACGTTATGTGTAAATAGGCCGCTGCGGTGCTCGATTCTCGCAGCGGCCTATTCAACATAACGCGTGCTACATTATGCGCACCAAAAAAAGATACGAAGAATTGTCCGCTTTGTGCGGGTAAACCCCTAAGGAGAAGCACGTGAAAAAGACCATTGCCATTCTTATAGTTGGATTGTTGTTTTCTTCATTAAACGCCAGTGCAAGCACAGAACTAGTTTTTCAGTGCATGACAAAAAGCAAAAAAACAATAAAAATAGAACGTGAAAATGAAACTTTAAAATACACATATGGCAACGAGAAAAAAAATGACTTAACGTTGGAGACTCCGCTTTTCAGTGAGAAAATTCCAACTCTTTTTTCATCAGATGTTCAACTTGGAAACAAATCCGGACCTTATATTTTCAACACTGTTACATTTCATAATGGAGAATATGCATATTCAGTCTCCGCATTAAGTGACATCAATGTTCCATCAGACGAAACCTTTACAGGGGTTTATGTCAGCGGAGAGCGCATAAAAACCACTAAAATCAAATGTATAGAGGGCACCATACAAGATAACTTTGAGTCCCTCTTTGATTTTAATCGCTCACGCAACAAATAAAAAATGGGCTTACTATTAGGTAAGCCCTTACATCAAATCACTAAATGCCACTGAATATTTTTTCGTCGAAAAACGCAATCAGATTTTTGTATCGAGCATTTTTTGTATTAGTGCCCGGGTTTACTATATTCGTCACATTATGTGATGCATTCTCTGTTATACCATCATCAGCTTTTTTGTAAGCTTCATAAAAATCCCAAAAGAACAATGCTGACCGCACAACTTGTTTTGTTGATGCAGTAATTAACTCTGGATGCTCTTCATAATCCACTGGGTCGTTCCAGACCTTATTAGCATATCGAGTAAAGGCTCTATAATTATATCTTCCAGTGAGCTGCTTCATTCCCCTGCCCTTATAGCGCCATCCATCCCCTGGTTCTGTATTACCATTACGCCCGCCATAAGCTTTATTGGCAATCGCTTCCTGATTTGCTCTGTGTGCAGCTGTTCGCCCGTCAATTTCCTGTTCATCAGGATGTCTTCGGTAGTAACTGAAGAGACCAGGGAGCGCTGTTGCCGCATAATTTAAACTCTCATCTATTGTGAACGTAGCCCCCGTTTCCTGATAAACCTGAGCCATAAAGTGATACAGCCGAACCTCAGTATTAAGATGACAGCGTTCCAGATTATCATTTAACTCATCCGCAACCTGCTGGAGAACCTCGTCGCTGACATTGCGACTATTCGTCCATATCTTACGCAACATTGGTAGCGTGATTTTGCCGCTTCCGGGCTTAAGCATCTCCAGAAACTCAAGCGGATGAAAATGCCATACTGACCGCTGACTGGCGAACGGCGGCACCTTATCCATCCAGCGCGTTGCATCCAGAAATCCCCCGTTGGCCATCTTCACAACCGGGCTTTCATCCCTGACCTTAAATACCGACGACCAGCGTGTATCATCGCGGGTACTGTGCCAGTCGCTGTCGTGTTTCACTATCAGGCGTCGCGCATATTCCGGGATATTCATCTGGTTCGTATGCAGTGCACCAAACAAATACTGGTCCTGTGATTTATCGGGATACGGGTTCGGCGGTCTTCTGTTTTCGGCGTTATGGATCAGGCTGTCATAAAACATTTTTGCCTGCGCGAACTGTGGTCCCTTTTCACCGTCAAAGTGCGAGCTGATGCTTTTCAGGGCATCAATGAGCCAGCGTTCATCCAGCGTGCGCGTAAAATCGGTTGTGTGTTCAGCCTCAATACAGTGAAAGTTTAGCCCTGCTAAATCGTGCTGGCTGAGCTGCTCCACGTCGTCCTGGTGCATCCACGTATGCGGGCGGATCTGAAAGTATGTGACCCCGGTTTTATCCGTAAACGGGTACGTGGCATCGCGCGGAATAATTTTTCCGGCATCGGCACGGGTAATGGCGCTCATCTGCTCAAAGCTACTTTCCTCGTCCTCCCCGTTTCTCAGGTACATCGGGCGTTTCAGCTTCAGCTTAATAAACTGTTTGCCCGTTTTGATGCCCTTTACGTTTGCCACAAAATCAGGCACATGTTCATCGAGGCTCAGCAGCTCGATATGGGCTTTATAGTCCGTGGTGATAATCTGCGGATGGTTATCTTCGTCAGCCAGATCCTGAGCGCCCAGGAACCCGACCGCATCCCCTGCTTTCACCGTCACTTTCAGCGGCGCTGGCGGCACCACCACATCATCAAACACGCCGTGATTCAGGGCGCTGTGCATCCAGTCAGGCAGACACACGTAGCATTCGCCGTCAGGCTCCAGATATTCCGGGCGGATCGAGACCCAGAACAGCTCCCCGGCGGGTTTACCGTCCTGAAGACGCTGCACCAGGGCGAACGGCTCCGGCCGTTGTTCCAGTAAAAACGATTTTTGTTGCAGTACGGCAAGCGTGTCACCCTGCGTCAGCGTTCTGGCGTGGCCGTGTTTGTTTGCCAGCACGTCCGGCGCGATTTCACGGCTGTCATCGTGGCGGGAATGTTTACGCATCCGCACGCCGTGGCCTTTCTGCGTAACCCGGTAAAGCGGGCGTTTCGGAAATTCTGACAATGGCGCGATGTGCATGTACAGCTGGTACAGCGTCAGCCAGGTGGCTTCATCCTGTTCGTCGGGCTTATACACTGATTTAACCAGCACAAAGGTGCCGGACTGGCGCAGGGGGCGTTCCTGATAACACTCAATAGCCGCATAATCGCGGTTAATCCGCCATGCCACCACCTCGCCGTCCATCATGAACTGGAGCGGCACCGATTTTTCCGGCGTATCCGGATCCAGCACCGAGGCCGGGGACGATGACGTCCCGATGTGGATCCCACCGTGCCAGTAACGATTTACGCCAAGTAACCACCACCCGTGGGCGTTTTTGCGGATGTCGGTCAGCAGCTCGTCATAGTTCTTATAGTCCCGTCCGTCGGCTTTCCGTACCGGATAACGTATGTTCATCATCTTTCCTTAAGTGAAATCCCTCAAAACCTTAATCATCGCAGGGAGTTAAAAAAAGGGAAGCAGAAATTAACGTAACTGTATTGCGATATATGACGAAAAAGACGGCTTAGCAGGGGGCGCGAAGCGCTGGGGATTGTGCTTTATGGTATCTCGCCCTGGTATCGGCGGGCTGACGACGGGCGAATTATGACGCGTTGTCATGCCGCCTTCCATGCCTGGCGGCATCAACACATCACCGGTGCTCTCTTCCATGCTGCTGACACGAGAAGGCATCACACTAAGCCTGCCTCCTCGCACAGCTGCGGGGGCATCCTTAGTGTGACACCTTCCTGGCCTGAAGAATGACGACAATATCCGTTTTGTATTTTTCCGTACTTTTTGTCGCGAACCACGACGGCATAAAGGTTAATCCCGTATCGGTATCAGTCGTCTTGTTTTCCGCCAGACCGCCGATAAGAATGATATCGCCATCCTTCACAGATACCGCCGTCTGTATGCTGCGCTTTATCAGCGTTGGCGAATTGTTCACGCCCGTGTTTGTCTTCGCAAAGTTCGACAGTTCCTGACTGATGTTCAAATCAATAACGTCGGAACGCACCCACGGCTGCACGTTAAAAATCACGCCGCTGGAACGGTATTCAACGGACTGCACGGCCTTGTCGCCTTCATACGAGACGTTCCCCAGCACGGGAACATCTTCCCCGACGGAAAACGACGCCTGCGTGCCGGATCGCGCCCTGAGCGATGGCGAGCTGACAACATGAAAGCGGCTGTCGGTTCTGAACAGCTCATACAGTGCGGTGAGGCTCCCCGAACTGAACTTGATGAAGTTCTGATAGCCCGCTTCACCCGTGCCGCCAATCTGGATCGAAAGCTTTTCATTAAGTAACTTTGCCGCCAGTGCCAGACCGGATCCATTTCGTTCATTGGTCTGCACCTCAAAGACATATCCGCCCACGTAAACCTCAGAGGTTGGCGTATCCACTGACGGTAACAACTGCTCTATTTTGCGGATATCCGCCCGCGAGCCGTAAAACACCAGAACATCGCCGTCCCCGTTGATATTACCGGTTCTGGCAACGGCGGGCTGAAGCGTTGCCCCCTGCACCGATTCCGCACCGGAAACGGATCCGAAATCCCCGCCGACGATCCCGCGCAGAAGGCCGGAAAGATACGCGACGCTGCGGTGTTTTGGCGCATAGACAAAGCTGAATTTCGGCTCAATGACCTGTTTTGGCGTCACCGGGAAAATATAGTCAACGCCCCCTTTCTGGCTTATCGCGATGTTCATATTCTGGAGATAACGGGCAAAAAACTGTTTTGCGTCGGTCTGCTCCGTGATGTGGAACGACACGATACGCGGATCTGCCGCCAGTTCCGGAGCCAGCATAAAGGGCTGTTTCAGCACATCAGCGTAAAAAAAGGTGATGGCCTTCGGGAGCTGCATCGCGTCAAGACGAAAATCCACGCTAACCGCCATCGCGGACAGGCTGAACAGACTCAGCAGGCAGGACAAAAGTAACTTTTTCATGATTTATCACCGCTGAAATAAGAGACGATTTCACCGTCAACGATGCCATTCAGCATCATGCCGTCATTTGAAAATCCCGCACGGGATACCATGCGGTTAAGCCCGGATGCATCAGTGAGCACCACATAGCTTTTACCTTCCCGGCTTAGCGTCCCGTTGACGCGCCAGCGCTTCGACAGTGACGGTTTCGCGGGTTCCGGTTGGACATTCTGCATTCCCTGAGACACGACAGCGCCGGGTGGCAAAGTCCCCTGGCTGTCCGCCAAAGTTACTTTTTTATCGGACCCGGCTGAATGAAAAAACGACGTGATGACATAAGCGGATCCGCACATACACATAATGATGATGGTGAACAGCACCCAGAGTTTCTTTTGCTTAAAAATATTCTGGCGGTCATCCACGGTCTGCTCATTGCCCTGCCCGCCATAATGCGAGTGATACAGCCCGTAAATTTCATCCTCAAATTTATTCTGGTAACTGGTAATTTTCGACGACTTAAATAATTTAGCCCCGGCAAACACGTCCACCCTGTAGCGTTTTTTCAGCCCCAGCGAAACGTGTTTCTGCATTCTGTACGTGGTCTCAATTCGCGTTTTGATAAAACGGGCAATGGAATCCAGACTCTGGTTAATCACCACAATATCGCAGGTGGTCGCCGTTTCAGCATCGGACATATGGCGGTGTTCAGCGAAAAAGGCGCGGTGCTCTTTACACAGGCTTTTATCCGCATCCCAGAACCGCCAGGCTTCATCAATACAGATTAAATCCCCGTGCTGACAAAACGTCTGCTCAGCATCCTTGTACGGTAAAAAGTTTTTATCCGTCACCTGATCGTTGCTGACGTGAATGATTTCCCCGAGCGTATTCAGGTCTTTGCTATTGCGACGGGCATAATCAGAAAAGTTACTTTCGTTCACGCCGTCGATATTGGTCACAATACGTCTGCCCGACAGATACGCCGGAAGAATAACCGACTTGACGACCTCATACGATTTTCCGTGACCGGGAATACCAATATATGCAGAAATTGCCATGATTAACCTATTACCGGAAGACGACGAATAATAAACCGGGTAAACATTGCGCTGAATACCAGGGGGATCCCGATATCGGCTTTAAAGTAATACAGGAAAAACCACATTCCGTCCGGCAGCAGATTAAACAGCCCGGCAATATCGCCAGACTGCGGCAATCTGTCCGCCACCACGGAGAAAAGTTCCTTTACGGCAAAAAAGAGCGTGGTGAATAACACAAACTTTAATACCGCCCCTCTTAACAGATACGCCAGAACGGCATTAAACGCAGAAACAAGAATGCCAAACATATGTCACCTATGCACTGAGCACCACACGAAGCGCCACAATTGCCCAAATAAGCGTTGAAACGACTTTTGCAATATCCCGTAATTTTTCAAGTAACAGGCACTGTGAATCAATGGTGATTTCCGTTCCAAATATCTGGAAACTGCCCGTCGGACATACTGAGGCATGGCCTTCCAGCTTCATATTATCGATCCACGACAGCGGTGAAATAACCGGAGCCATTATCTGTCTGGCCGTGGGGACATCATCAATATCGGGCGCTTTAATATCCGGGTTCTCACCTAAATCAATTGAGGGCTTATCAGATGTCGCTACTTTATTGGGAATATTCACCGTCCCGTCTGCTTTAAACGCCGAATCAAACAGGGATGATTTACTGACGGACGTATTATCTTTCGCCAGAAGCTGTTTAATTTCATTTGCCGTAATCGCATCCGTATCGGCGAACGGCACACCGTCATAGCCCGTCTGTGTAGCCGCATCATGCATCAAATCATTCATGGCCTGCGCCAGCACATCCGCCTTCACCTCTGTCTGGCCTGCAACCTGCTGTAATGCTTCTGCCGTCGTCAGCACAGACGCGCCCAGAGACGGCAGCGTTTCCCCGTCCTTTAACGTGCGCTGATAATTGTAAATCGTCACCTGCGTTGCCCCGGTCTGGCCGTTGGGAGAATACCAGCGCTCGGACGTACTGTTCACGCTTGCCCAGTTCTTAAAGACAGGCTCATCGGTCAGGGAATAAATGTTATACGTACTGCCCGTGGTTGTTTTCGTAAACGCCGGAAGATACGGCATCCCGCGCACATCGCGCCCGGCGGTGTCCTTCATGTAAACCAGTTTACCATCCCAGAACTTCAGTTCGCCGATACCCGCCGACTCAGGCGAACGATAAACCGGAACCGGCGAAAAAGGGACTTTTGTATCCGTGCCGTCAACGGTGACGGTATAACTCCCGTCGGAACTGGCCTCACCGTTCACCATTTTCACGGCATCATCAAACACGTCGCCAAACAGCTGCGTCACCGTGTACGCGGTTCCTGCCGTATTCAGTCCTGCCCAGGTGGCCTTACCTGCTTTTGACAGAAAAGAAGACTTCGGAACCAGCAGTTCCCGCGCCAGTGCGGCTTTATTGACGTTCTGTATGGTTGCGGCCGCAACCTGTCGGGTAAACGCAATATCCGCCGCCTGCTCTGCCGCATAAATGGCCGAACGTCGGGCAATCACTGAACCGAATAATTCACCCAGTCCGATTAACACCGGATTGGCATAAGCAAGTCGCGGAAATGAACCGTAAGCGATCATAACACAGGTGAAATACACAATTAGCCGTTTAAGCCCTGAATTACCGCCCATGCACACAATAACCCCCAGAGAAATACAACGAGATCGACCATTTCCGGCACCATAAATAAAGGGAGGATAATGATTACCCTCCCTTTTCACTTTTATTGTTGTTATTACGCCGAACGCACCATACGCAGTACGTGTTTCACGCCAGCAAAGAGCGCATACAGCCCGGCGACCGCTGCCGCAATACCCAGAATCGCCGTACCCACATCACCAAAATCAATTGCGCCTGTCAGTGCGGTGAGATCGAATTTACTGGTGCCTTCCGCCGCCATGACGGACGGTGCAGTAACAGCAGAGACAGCGGCCAGTGCAACCAAAGTTACTTTTTTCTTGATGGACATATTTTCACCTTATACATTTTTGATAAAACGTAATACCGTACCCACTCCCAGAGAGAATAAATAAAGCGATATTACCGAGGTAAACGCAACGCCCCAGACCTTACCTAAATAAGCGTAATCAATACTGTCTGGCGCATTGCCTGTTAACGTTAAAGAAATTTGCTGGCAGACCTGCGCAGCGTCACACACCGTTCCGGTGATATCCATTATTTCACTGTGTGATTATTTGGTGTTTTCAGAAACCGGAACCAGCTTAATGTTTTTTACTTTTAATGCGCCGAAATCGCCCACATCAAAAGACGCATTATCCAGCGTATAAAAACCTGCCGGATAAGGTGCGGCATCTTTATCCAGACTGATAACAAACTGCTTCGGGTAAACACCGCCGTTATAAATATAGGCAATCTGCTCGCGGAAATTTAATACCTCCCCGGTTTGTTTGGATGTTACCTGTTTAGTGCGGACTTTACCATCGACATCGTTAATTTCAATCTTGACCACATTCACCATGATTATTTCCTTTCATTTAAAACGGGCATTTTCCCGTCTGGAGTTTTTCATTGAGTAACGTCTGGTAAACCGGAGGGATATCCAGACTTAATTTCGCATTAATTAAATGTTCTTCCCGCACTATCATTGATATGACGGTCTTAATATCGCCTTCAAAGAAATGAAAGACTTTCGCTATCGTTGACGATGCCTGATTACGTAACCATCTGACTTTTGCTTCAATCGTATCGACGGCCTTACGTCCAAATAGTTTTGGAATGGAATATGGTGCAACAGGGCTTATTTGTGCAGCATACGCACACAGCCCCACATATATCCCGGCAATATTCAGCAGCACATCAACCGACACGCCTTTTAATTCCACTTCTGAACGGTACCAGATACCGGAAACCTTTTGTTCCAGCGCCTTGTTATAAATTCGCCAGTAAACGCGGGACTGACGGGAACCCACCGTCAGGATCTCTTTTGTCAGACAACCATTGGCATCACGGCCACGGGATTCATCAATTTTGGGTTTCGGACCCGCTCCGCCGTAAAAGGCATCATCGGAGTACGCCGAACTGGCGGCATCACAGGTATAGATACCATCGTAATCGTCGGTCGCCAGGTCAATACGCTTGAGCGTGTAAATATCCAGATGCTGAAGCCATTTGTGGATCTTCTGCGGGGTCGTCCCGCTGAATACGTGGGCGCAGCCCTTGCCGGTGATCTGCACGTAGAACGTGTCTTTATTCCCGCCCCAGAACAGCTTGCCGTAAAACTCGCTGCCGCCCTCTTCACTGTACAGCACGGCGGAATCTTCATACGCAAATCCACCTTTTCCCAGCGAGGGACCGACGGCCAGACCAAACACGGCGGCGATCCACGTCTTTAAACGCGAGTGGTAACAGGCATACAAATCCATGGCGAGCTGGCATTTTTGCTCTTCGGTCATGCCTTCATCGTCGGATCCGGGCAGATCGTCATACCCTTCAGAACAGGCATAAACACTTGAATGCTTATAGTGCCGATAGGACGGCAGATACTGGAATTTACGCCATTCAAAGCCCTGCTCCGGGAACGTATGCACGGACTTCATAACCGAAAGCGGCGCAGTGAAGGCCAGCCAGTCAGTAATGACGTAGCGTTCAGCTGCATCAGCCATTGAGCGACTCCCGATAGCCGGTGAACTGACCCGAAGCAATCACCGTTGTCGCCAGCAGAAAATCATCGCCAAAATGCAGGTGGCATTCTTTGATCAACTCATCGAACGAATGGAAGAAATCCCACTCAGGTCCGACCTGAGCGTTGATGCCACAGTTTTCGAGAAAATCAAAGTAGACGATGTTCATATGCCCTCAATTGCAAGATGAAAGACCTGACAAAAGCCGACCACATCAAAAATAACACATGAGTTCATTAGCTTTTTCGATTACAAACATACATTACTGAACATGTGAGTTCAAGAGGCCTTGATTGATAATGTTCATGAGCGGATATAATTGAATGAAATTGCACTTATGGAGCGTAAGAGATGGCAAAACGCATGACTTACAACGTGACAGAAGAACGAAAGATGAAGCTGGAACGACTGGCGATTAATACCAGCGTTAAATTAGGAAAAACAATCACATGGACTGAATTGCTGGGATATCTGATTGATAATTATGCAAAAGACGCTGCTGACGATCTAATGTCAAGCAGACAAAAGACATAATAAAACAGACATGGGTTCCACAGTATGAACGTGCCGTTGAAAGCAACTATAAGACTAAAAAAGCAAGAATCTGCAGAACTACAAGATCTGGCGTTTTCATTGAATAAAGAAGCACTTAAATACGATCAAAAGCGCTATTTCACTGAGTCTGACCTTGTTCACTTCGTGCTGGAGAACACGCTGGGTTGTGTGGAAGTCACCCATGGCGGCTACCTTAGCCTTAACCGTGAAAAAATGGCCGAGGTCATCACCGTACTGGAGACAAGAAACGGTGAAAGAGCTGCACGCTGACGAACTGCAAAAAGTTTGATCGTAACGGTCGGAGCGCGCTTTATCCCGGAGTTATCCTGAGACTACCCCCGTAGTACATGACGGGGGTTTAACAGTGCCCTTCTTTGAGAGCGATGGAATGAAGAGACGTAAACTCGATAAATGGCTTAAAAAATTCGAAGAGAAACACGGCGTAACAGCTGGCGATCCAAATGTCGTTGGCTATGCCCTGTTCAACAAGGAAAAACGTGCATTCGTGAGCCTCACTGATGGTGATTACGAACCGACAGACATTTACACAGGCGATCTTGACGATGCCTTCCTGACTGACAACATGGGTGATGCCTTCAGTGTCATGATGGAACTGGAAGATTACGACAACATCAGCATTGTTCCGGTGATTTATAACGAGCTGTTTGGGATGACGGTGAAACCCGGCTCATTAGACACACATAATCAAGGTTGAATGGATTTGGTTCGCACAATGACGTTATGTGTAAATAGGCCGCTGCGGTGCTCGATTCTCGCAGCGGCCTATTCAACATAACGCGTGCTACATTATGCGCACC